TGGCTGCCGTGACTCTGTCCGAGCAGCTGACCCGGCTCCTGGCCAAAGGCCAGTCCTTTGGCTGTGACTATGCATTCCCGTCCCATTCGCCGACAGCTCGCAATCTTTACGGCGGGGAGCTGTCCGCCAAGAAGGTCCAGATGTGGGAAGTGAAATGGCGACAAACCGTCCGTCTTGGCGATCCCGATTGGCAGCCTGAAGGCGTCATGCCGACCGAGCTGTATGCCGGTCAGTCTCCCGATATCGGCATCGGCCACGAGGAAGACTACGAGCGAATCGGAGGGGAAGCCTGATGTCTGATGATCTGATGTACCGCGTGGCCGAGCTGGAGCGGATCGTCGGCTCGATGATCCGCATGGGCAAGGTCGAGGAAGCCGATTATGAGCTGGCACTTTGCCGCGTCCGGTCGGGTGGCATCCTCACCGGATGGCTCCAGTGGGCGACCACACGCGCCATGGGCGAGAAAACGTGGTGGGCACCCAGAGTGGGCGAGCAGGTCATGGTCATATCCCCGTGCGGCGACCTCGCCCAGGGCAAGGTCATGATGGCCTTTTATCAGGATGCGGCAACGCCTCCGGCCAATTCGCCGGATATCCATCTCCATGAGTACCCGGATGGAGCGATCGTTCAGTACGACGAGGCGACAGGAACTCTGACGGCGGACGTCCCTGGCCATGCGACTGTCAAAGCTGGTGAGACCGTCTCCGCTGAAGCCGGGCAAGTCATGAACCTGAAGGCTCCGCTGATCAACACCCAGGGCGACGTGGCCATTCAGGGCAACCTGAGTGTCACTGGCAATATCTCGGCCACCGGCACGGTCATCGATGGCGGCGGCAATACCAACCATCACTCACATTAAAGGAGCATTTAAATGGAACTCAAAGAATACACCGTCGAAAAAAGTGGCCGCATCCAGGGGCTCTGGCGTGAGAAGAACGAGACCATCAAACTGTCCGATGCGGCAGCCCGTTATCCGGCCATGAGTGGCCAGATCAAACTCAAGGGAACCAAGAAACCCACCGCCCAGAAGAGCGAGGACAAGTAGTCCATGAACGGCATGAGCGTCACTGGCAAGGCCCTTTCGGGCATTGACCATCTCTACCAGTCCATCAGGGACATCCTGACCACGCCCATCGGGACGCGGGTCATGCGCCGTGACTACGGCTCTCGATTGTTCGACCTGATGGATCGGCCCATGACGCCCGCGCTGATCGTGGACATCTTTGCCGCCGTGGCCGAAGCGCTTGATCGTTGGGAGCCGCGCTTCAAACTTGTCCGAATTGAGGTGGCCGAGGCTAAAGGCAACGGGGCTCTCGTCCTGAGGTTTGAAGGTAAATACTTGCCGGACGGCAAGGATGTGACTCTGGAGGGGATTGTCGTATGAGCGGTGGATACGGAGATATCGACCTGTCCAGCCTGTCTGCGCCGGATGTGGTTGAGAGCCTGGACTATGAGCAGGTGCTCGCCGACATGGTTGCCGACCTACAGGCCGTCATGCCCGACTTCGACGCGACTCTGGAGTCCGATCCGGCCATGAAGGTGCTCCAGGTCGCGGCCTATAGAGAGGTCAATCTCCGGCAGCGTGTCAATGATGCTGCGCGGGCGGTCATGCTTGCTCATTCCAAGGGGTCCGACCTCGACCAGCTTGCTGCGCTGTTCGGCGTGGAGCGTCAGATGATCGATCCCGGTGATCCTGACAAGTATCCGCCCATCCCGCCGACTCACGAGGACGATACGAGTTTGCGCCGCCGTACTCAACTCTCCCTGGAAGGGCAGACCGTCGCCGGTTCCGAGGGAGCATACATCTTTCACGCCCTGTCCGTCGCCGGGGTCAAGGACGCCAGTGTTGACAGCCCGAATCCGGGCGAAGTCGTCGTCACAGTCCTGGGATTGACTGACCAGGGCGTTCCCAGCGCCGACCTGCTCGCTTCCGTTTTGGCTACTCTCGATAACAGGACTGTCCGCCCCTTGACCGACCAAGTGACGGTCGAGGCGTCCACGATCATCGAGTACGCCATCGAGGCCACGCTCACCATCGGCAGCGGCCCGGACGCGGCTGTCGTCATCGAGGCCGCACAGTCCGCCATTGAGGCGTTGACGATCGAAAGTCACAAGCTTGGCCAGGACGTGAATGTCTCCGCAATCTATGCAGCGCTCCACCAGGAAGGCGTCCAGAAAGTCGAACTCACGACCCCCGTTGCAACTGTCGCCGTTGCCTCCAACGCAGCAGCCTATTGTACCGGCATCACTCTGTCCCAGGGAGGCGCGTAGTGGCTGACCATCTGCTGCCGCCCAACGCGACCGCTGACGAGAAGGCTATCGCCTCCGCACTGTCCAGGTTGTCGGACGTGCCGGTGCCGATCCGCGAGCTGTGGAACCCCGATACCTGTCCAGCGGAATTACTGCCCTGGCTCGCCTGGGCGCTGTCCGTCGACGTGTGGAACACCGCATGGCCAGAGGCCAAGAAGCGACAGGTCATCAAGGCTGCCATCGTGGTCCATCGACACAAGGGGACTCCCTACGCCGTCGAAGAAGCGTTCCGCGCCGTCAACATCCGGGCCACCGTCAAGGAGTGGTTTGAGTATGGCGGCGATCCGCACAAGTTCAAGCTGGCGGTCGACGTCGTAGATGAAGGGTTGTCGGCGACGACCTACGCCATCATCGAGGAGATCGCGGCGAAGACCAAGAACGTCCGCTCCCACCTCGACGGGCTGGACGTCTATCTGTCCGGCGATGCTTCCGTACAGGCTTCCATGCATTCCCAGGTCGGCACATCCATGGATGTCTACCCCTGGATTCCAGAAGATCAGGACGTTGAGGCCAGCACTCAATTCGGCGCTGGCATCGCCGTCTACACCATAATCGACATCGAATACCAAGGAGCTGGCGCATGAGCACCTATTTCTGTTTGTTGACCGCAGTCGGGCAAGCGTCCATCGCCAATGCCGTTGCATTGGATCAGGACGTGCAGCTCGCCGAAATGGCGGTTGGAGATGGAGACGGCAGCGCGATCACGCCGATGGCCACCATGACCGAGCTGGTCAATGAGGTCTATCGAATCCCCGTCAATACGATCTACATCGATCCTCAGGACGCTGGTCATGTCATCGCCGAAATGGTCATTCCCAGCAATCAGGGCGGTTGGACTGTCCGTGAGGTGGGACTGTTTGATACTGACGGCCATCTGTTTGCTGTTGGCAGTCTGCCTGAATCCGTCAAACCGGCTACAGGCGAAGGCGCTGGAGCGGAAATGACCGTGCGAATGCACCTGACCATGAGCGCGGCCCAGGCGGAAACCATTGATATTAAGATTGACCCTACTATCGTCCTCTCGACCCGTCAGTATGTAGATGAGTCCATCGCCTCTCATGCTGTGAACGTTAATGCACACCCGGACAAGGCCGGGGTGGACCACACGCATGATGGATATGCGCCGTCCGATCACGTCCACTCCGAATACGCAGAGGATGATCACACCCACCTCGCCGAAAACATCACCGACCTGCTTTCCTCGCCGCGCTCCTACTCCGCCGTGCAAGCATACACGCCCGTGGCCCTGCCCATCGAATCAGGGACCGTTTTTTGGGACATGACCGCCGCCCCGGTGGCCGAGCTGACTCTGACCAGGGACGTGACGAGCCTGTCCATCGTCAATGCTATGCCGGGCACCAGCCCCGTGTTGCACATTGAGCAAGGTGCGGAGTGGGCCGTTGCGTGGCCTGCCAACATCAAATGGCCCGGCGGGACCGCCCACGAGGTCAGCACAGCGGCAAACGCCGTGGACATCGTCCAGTTTGATGTCAAGGCTGACGGGTCTCTCTGTGCCCAGGGCGCGGCAGACTTCAAGGCGGTGTCGTAATGGCGGTGTTTCGCAGGAGGCTGGCATCGAGCAGCAAGACGTGTAGGCTGATGGGCCTACCTGAATCCGTCTCTTCGTTGGCAGTCCCATCATGGGATGCTGCGGGGCGTATGGATGTAGACCCTATCAACCACGTTTGGATGATTAGCCGAGTGTACAACTACAATGAACAACTTTTGTGGGGAAAATATGACCCGGACACACTTGATTTTACGTACGGCGGATTGAAGACGGGACAATATTATGGTCAGTCTGGAGTTAGCCTGTATCCGTACCACAATTCGATTTATGATACGCAGAATGCAGGCACTCCAGGCACTTGCTACGGGCAGTATGACCCGACTACAGGCGAGCCGGTTATTGATGGAGTAATATATCGATCTGGCTCATCAGGCTCAGGTTACAGACTGAATCAGTTTACTGGTAACTGGTATGAGGATTGTGACGGA